TTATTTAGGTATGAAAAAAAAAATAATGTAATGATTTACAATAGAAAAAATAACAATGTTTATATATATTATTATGTTATTTGGCAATTTTTAGAAGAAGGTTTTGATCTTAAATACTCTGAAATACAACAACTTACAGAAGAGTGGTTGTCTGAGGCTTACAATTTGAGGGGAGTAACAACTTCTTCAAGAAAAAGATCGAAGCACTCCCTTGTTGTCTGAGGCTTACAATTTGAGGGGAGTAACAACACAAGCCCGTCATTTTGCACAAGAGATTTAGTTGTCTGAGGCTTACAATTTGAGGGGAGTAACAACAGTTTTTGTAAATTTTCCTCAGTAATCCCGGTTGTCTGAGGCTTACAATTTGAGGGGAGTAACAACATATTGGAAATTTACACGCTCACGATGTATTGTTGTCTGAGGCTTACAATTTGAGGGGAGTAACAACAAATTGGACTCGCCATGATATTGTTCTTTGTGTTGTCTGAGGCTTACAATCTATAATGAAATAGTTATACTTTCTTTTTTATTTAACAAAGTATTTATCTTATATGAAAATAATAATAACAGAAAGTCAGTATAATCTTTTATTTGAAAATAAAAAAAATCAATCTTTAATTGATATTATTAAATACGAAGGTTGGGAATCTGCTGCTGAATTAGTTGGAGGTATTGAGAATCTTAAAAAATTGACAGGAATTGAAACTCCTATAGATTTTTTAAATATTTTTACTGATTTGGATGTTGTTCAGAGTGAAGAAATCCCTAATTGGACTTTATTTAGGTATGAAAAAGGAAATAATAAAATGGTTTACGATAGAATAAATAACAATGTTTATATAAATTATTATGCCATTTGGCAATTTTTAGAAGAAGGTTTTGATCTTAAATACTCTGAAATACAACAACTTACAGAAGAGTGGTTGTCTGAGGCTTACAATTTGAGGGGAGTAACAACAAGAGCCAGTGAATTTGAATTTACCTCAGAAGTTGTCTGAGGCTTACAATTTGAGGGGAGTAACAACACACCTGGAGGATTGGCCACGCATATTCGAAGTTGTCTGAGGCTTACAATTTGAGGGGAGTAACAACTATTCATCGCCAATTTTTACACCGCTCAGTTGTCTGAGGCTTACAATCTATAATGAAATAGTTATACTTTCTTTTCTATTTTATATAAACCACTATCATTTGATTATGGTTATTATTTTATTTACATTTGCAGTATTAGTAATTGGTGTTTTAGGAAAACACAGAAAATTTTTAAAATGAAAGTTATATTCTTGGATATTGATGGAGTTATGAACTCTAATGTTTTTTATAAAGAAAGACATAGAAGACGATGGAGAAAACCTATCACATGGTGGTATGAATTAAAGCGATTGGTTAGAAAATTGTTTAGAATTAAATCAAAAGGAGTTTCTTTGGCGGATTATAAACCACCTAAAAAGTCTTTCACTTTTGAATATCAATTCAAGGATTTACGAGAAGAAACTTGTGATCAAAAGTGGAAATGGTTGAGCGAATGGTGTAATAAAACTAACACAAAAATTTGTGTTTCTTCGAGTTGGAAACATCACTTTCGTATTGAGGATCATATATCAACACCTTATAGATGGGAAGACGCATTTGTTAAACTTGGATTTAAACCAGGAACTTATGTAGGAATCACTGGTAATAGAAGAACTTTACGAGGTGAAGAAATTAAAGAGTGGTTGGATCAACACCCTGAAGTTGATGATTACGCAATATTAGACGATGATTCAGATATGTTGACAGAACAATTTTCAAAGTTCCATCACTGTGACACTTGGTTTGGTTTATCCCCAAACCACTTGTATAGAATTGGAAGACAATTTGAAAACAAAAGTAATTACGAAAAATTAACACAAACAATAAGATAATGAAAGTTATATTCTTAGATCATGATAGTGTAATTTGTCTCTCTAATAATTGGGGTAGTCGTTACAAAAAACAACACAAATGGGGAGGAAGAAAATTATCCATGACCCCAAGAGAAATTCCGGTGCAATATCGTTTTGATGACTTTGATAAAGGGACAATTAAAGTTCTAAATGAGATCATTGAAGAAACTGGATGTGAAATAGTGGTAAGTTCTGATTGGAGATTACATGCAACACTTGATGAACTTGGTGATTACTATATTAGTCAAGGTATTATTAAACGACCAATTGCGGTGACTGACATATTTAGAGACCTTTTTCCAAAAGAATGGAATGCGTTTAGATTTCGTGCTGAGTTGGAATTAGAACGAAGTATGGAGATCGGACATTGGTTAAAGAATCATCCTGAAGTCACACATTGGGTTGCGATTGATGATCTTAATATGAGTCTTGAGTTTTTATCAAAATACTTCTTGGATAGTGAGGATAAAAACCCTGGTCTAACTAATTTTGTTTTAACACCAAGATCAAGAGAAGGTATTAAACAAAGTGGGATTAAAGAAAAGGTTATTAATTTTTTAAAATGAAAAGAACAATTCAAAAGATTCTTCTTTGGTGGTCGTTTAGATTTCCAAAGAAAAAACGAAAATCAATTTGGAATCTTTAAATTATATTATATGACAGATAAAGAAATGAATGAGTTTTTGGAATCCATTGGAGGATTAGAAAATGGATTTTACAATGATAGACCACCAATTAAAGACTCCGGATTCTTTGATGTTGGTTCTGGTTGGTATTCACTAATTAAGGATCTTATAATTGATCTAATAGAATTAGGATGGGATAAACAAACTTGCCAAGTAAAAGAGAAGTTTGGAGGACTTAGATTTTATATAAACTCCGCGTCAGATGAGGTTCATAAAAGAATAAGTCAGGCTGAAAATCTAAGTTATGAGACCTGTGAGACATGTGGGGAAAAAGGTGAATTAAGAACAAATATAGGTTGGTATAGAACATTATGTAATAAACATTATGAAGAACATAAATCAAATATTAAAAACTAATAAAACGTTAATGGATCATCCTGAAGTTCAAGAACTAATCGACTATTGTGTTGAGTTGGAAGGTCAGGTGCTTGAAAAAAAAATAGATGATACTTATAGTAAAGAAGAAATTTATTTACAGATACTAAAAGACATCTATGATAGTTGTATTAATACTTTGACCGATGAGGAATTGGCACAAAGATTTGAAGAACTACCAAAAACAGATTTTAAACAATCTGTAATAAATTTAAAAAAATACATGGAGGCCGTATCGAAATTATACGGTATTAGATTATGAGTGAAACAACAAAACAAAAAGTAAAAATGATTATGGTTGATGAAAAACCATATATCGTATCGTTAGAGAAAATCGAAATCGGTGATAATGTTATAGTTACAGTTGCAGGACAACACGGATCACTTATAAAATGTGAAAACGAGACAATTTATAATTTGGTCACACAAAATAAACTTTCTTCAAATCAGGCGTATAAGGTCTTCATGGAACCAGAAAACATTAAATTTCAAGCAGATCAAATTGAAAAAATCTTGGAAAATGATGGGTTAATGGACGTTGAGTTTGAGAATGGAGTATATAAATACAGCATATGACAAACGTTTTAGAAACTTATGTTCATCTATATGGAATATTATTTGTAATCAACATAATCGGGTTTTATTTGATCTATAGATATTTTAAGAAAAGAAAAAAGAAATAATGGCTTATATTGAACACAACTTCTTTCCCTTAAAAGTTTGGGTTAGAAATGAATACATGTATCAACACAAAAAAGGACTTGGTGAATTGACACCAGGAGTTATAATCTCTGTTAGATGCATGCCAGGTCAAGCGGCATTATTTCAGGTGTTATTGGAAAATGGTGTGTTAAGAGACAAACTCCCAAGTCATGCTTTATTACATGAACCTGAAATGCCAAAACCAGATCTACCATTCCATTATCTTCAAATATGGAATTGTTTTTCATATAACTTTACGTTAATACATCTGTCATATCTTTATGATACAAGAGTTGAGGTGTTTATGAAAGACAAAAAGTTTTACTCTGGAAGTTATTATGCAACAATAAATTGGGGATCTAGTGATGTTAATACAGATATAACATTGGCTGAAGATCCATTGGAACATAAATCACACCATATTATATTATTGGATAATGGACAAATCGCACTTCAACCAAATAATAGAATTAAATGGTCTGAACCAAGCTTTGTAACCAAACCATTCCCTGAAAGACCGGATTATTTGGTAAATAAAGATTATTATAATTGTGAAGGTTTTGATAAGTGGCACACGGAAGATAGTGATAGAATGTTCTACGACACCGAAAACGAATAAACTAATCGATTAAGACATGGTTAAGAATCCGCCAACCAAAACTTTGGATCTACACGGTATTAAACATGCCGAAGTTTCTAAATTGGTGGATCAGTTTATTTGGGAGAATATGAAATCAAAGTCCCAAGAGGTTGAAATAATCACAGGTATAAGTGATCAAATGAAACTTATTGTTATAAACACAATCAATGATTATGGGTTTTCTTATATTGAAGAATTCAACAATCCCGGTAAGTTAATTGTTAGTTTAGTTTAAAAAAGTGTAATCCCCCAGTTGATTAAGTTGGGGGTTTTTTGTATCTTTATTTTTATGTTAGAAGTAGAAGGTAAAACATTTCATAAGTTTATTGAGAAAAAAAATTACAGAGTTGATCTTTATCATAACTTCTGTAAAATAGACGATTCAAACAGACATGAATTAGGTTTATATCACACTGGAAAACACAAGGAGAGATATTTTAACGACACCCAATTATTTTCTGAAGATGATTTTGTTAAACATTTTGGAAATCCATGTGCGTCAGTAAGCCTTCTACGATATAGATTTTTCGTTGAAGAAAGTGATGAAAAAATATCTTTAAAATTCCAAGTCTATAACAAATTAAGAAGAGTAGGTGGTAAGTATTTTATTGAAAGAAAATCAACAAACTATATATCATTCAATTTTAAAACTAAATTATTCTATTCAGGAACATTTCATACAAAGAAAAAACAAAAAAGAGGTTCTAGTATGAAAGTCAATCCGACATATAATGCGATACAAAGTTTTTTGTGTAATGTTCATATAGATCCAAATGTTAAACCAAATAATCATTTTTATTTCTTTTTAGAAAGAATATGGGATAGAATGGGAATTGAAAACCCACAAAACTTTGAGTGGGATTCACCTGAATCATTTTATAGTTTAACTTTTTATTTGGTTAATGATATTAAAATTCCTAATTATTGGAGAAAATTCACCCACATGTTTCTTCCGAAGAAAGATCTAAGATTATCAAATATGAATTTGGTCGATACTGTGATGAAACAAATTAATCTTAAAGGATCAAAGGTTAAGCAAATTTTAAATGAATTAGAGTGGGTTGATTTTGATAGAATGTATGTTGTTTATAATATCTTAGGTATTGACAGGTTTAATAAAATTGAAAACAAATATTTTGATGAATACTTTTCAAATTCATATTCTATGTTGATGGAGGATACTAATATGTCGATGGAGGATACTAAAATGGGAAGGTTTTTTGAATGTTTCTATCGTCAAAATCATACTTACTTAAATAGTATATTTTTAGTTCATCTAACACCAAAAGAAAAAGAAAGAATTTTAAACATTATAACATATTTTGATTATGATAAATATAGGATTTTATTGGATCATTTAGAAATGAAACGAGACCTAATTAATCTTGGTGAAAATGTAAAATTAAAGTTTGAAAATATTAGTTCTTTCAATTTAGAACACGAGGAGTTTAGTCGTCTTTTACAATCATATAGAAAAGGTGAAGTTGAAAGATTTTATGGTGATGTTGATAGTTTAGAGACACCTATTGAACACCAAGGTGAAACCTACTATCCTGTTCTTTTAAGAAAAACTGCGGACTATGAAAAGGAATCTCAACACCAAAGAAATTGTGTTCGTGGGTATTCAGAAAGACCGGATTGTTTGATATTCTCAATTCGTAAAGGATCAAAAGATGGTGATGATAGAATCACTGTTGAATATCGATACAAAATAGATGAAATATTGAATGTTCAAGAAAGATCTAAGTTTAATGAAACACCATCGTTAGAGTTTTCACAGGTTGCCAAAATACAACTTGCAAACATCAATCTTATGTATAAACTTGGAACTTTAAAGTTACCAAAGTTGATTAAAAAATATCGTAATGGTAGAACTGTGGAACAAGAAGCAACATTCAAAAGTTTGGAACATGAAGGGACTAAAGTAATTGCAATGACTCCTCATTGGGATGTTTCAACACCTGAATTACAAACTTGGCAAAATGAGTTATTAGGATTTGATTTTGATCCTGTTCAACATAATTGGCTTGATGATTTACCTTTATAATACTATACTAATAACATGGAAGACAAGGAATATGAATTATTAAATAGAATGGTCGTCAAAATTGATGAGGCAGGAACCTATAATCGAATTTCACTTATATTAACCATAATTTTTATTTTTCAATTTGCTTATACATTTTTTTATAAACAATTAGTGACCCCGATTTATTGGATAATGTTAATTATGTATATTATCGGGTCTTATCACTTGAGAAAAAAATTTAAAGAAGCAATGGAAGAATACCAAGAACTAAAAGATGAATATGATACGAGATTTGGAAACGATGGATAAAAATTACATAAAAACAATCTTAATATTTGTTTTTTTAACCTTATTTTTTTCTTGTGTTAGAAAGAAATATAAATATGAAATTAAAGGAAAGGTTTGTATCACAACACCAAAAGAAAAGTCAATGATTGATGCAATTTGGTATACCGACACTATTAGTTTTGACGGAGACACTATCTATTACTTTAATAGTGATGGATCTGAAGTTAGAATCAATCCGCCTTACATTTTAATTGATCATACATTAGACAAGTGAAAACATATAAACAATTAAACAAATAAATTATGCAAGACAAAAGAATTATACACGGACAATTGATGAATGAACATCGATTGATCTCAAATGAAATTGCCGATATTAAGGCAAATAGCTATGAATTAAACGAAGAAGAAAAAAGAAAAGTTGCCGAATTACAAAGACGACAACTAATAATAATGAAACAACTTGAAAATTTATTAAGATAATATGAGAGTAGTAGTAACAGGTGGGGCTGGATTTATTGGATCGGCATTTATAAATCATTTATTGGATAACTTTGAATGTAATGTTCTTTGTGTTGATAAACTGACATATGCTGGTCGTAAAGAGAACATTAAACATAATGTTACGTTTTTACAAAAAGATATTTGTGATGTCACCTCAGAAGAGTTAGGTGATTTTGATTATATGGTTCATTTTGCTGCAGAATCACACGTTGATAATTCAATCAAAAATGGTTTGCCTTTTATTAGAACCAATGTTGAAGGAACATTCAACTTATTAGAAATTTCAAGAAAGAATAAAAATTTAAAAAAGTTCATCCACATTTCAACTGACGAAGTTTATGGTGACATGGAAGAAAATCCAAACATAAATAAAGAGTCAAACGAAAACTATAAAATTAAAGGTAGTTCATATTATTCGGCATCCAAAGCGGCATCCGATTTATTGGTGGAGGCTTGTGGTAGAACATATGGATTACCATATTTGATCACAAGAACTTGTAATAACTTTGGCGAACACCAATTTGAAGAAAAGTTTTTACCAACAATTGCAAGATCAATTAGTTTAGGAAATGAAATACCTGTTTATGGTGATGGAAATCAAGTGAGAGAGTGGATGTATGTTTATGATAATGTTGAAATGATAATAAAATTGATGTTAGACGATAAGGTTAAAAATACCGTATATAACATAGGAACAGGATTTAGAGTGAAGAACATTGATATTGTAAATAAAATATCAGAGATTTTAAACAAGGAAGTTAAAATCAAATACGTTGAAGATAGACTAGGACATGATAGGGTATATGCCCTTGATTGCTTAAAGTTAAATGCGTATCATTTGAAAAATGGGGAAAAATTACCTAAATTTATGAACTTATACGATTATCTAAATAAACAATATGGAAACTAGAAGCAGACACTACGGGGATATAATCAAATGGATTGAGAAAGTTATTGAATCTTGTGAAACTCGAGAACAATTATTTGCCGCCAAAACCTTAATTTTTAATTTTGAAAAACAACTTCAAAGACAATCCATTGAAAGATATTGGAGAGATGATCATTATAATATAATTAGACCTCTTGAGTTGATTATGTCAGACAAAATGGATGACTTATATAAAAAACAATTTGAGTTATGACAGGGAAGATTTTAAAAAAAGAAGACCAATGGATTGTTGAACATGACAATGGTTCTGAAGTTAAAAGTTATAACCTATGTGAAGAAACCTTAAATTGGGTAAAAAAACATTCATTGGACAATGTATTTGAAAACACCAAAACCGTTGATTTTGACATCGTGGTAAAGGGTGAGCATTGTCCGACCAAAGAAATGTTAATTAAAAATTACTGTGCTAAGATCCGACTAATTGATTTCGATACTATTTATTAGTAAAGGAAATTGGGGATGATTGATTTAACAAACTACAAAATTATAAAATACCAATACGAATTCTCCACTGAAGAACTTGAGTCAAAAGTATGGGACAACATGTCTGATGAGGAGGTCAAATGGGCAGTTAGAATAACCTTAGAAGGTATTAACGATACTGCTGGTATAACGGAATCGAGAGCTTGGGACTTATTCTTCTTAAATGAAGAGTTAGAAACACAAATTGAAACTATTTTAAAAAAATATGATGTTTCATATGCTAAAGAAAATCTAACTGAAAACCTTTTAACAAATCCAAATGAGGTATTCACCGATTATTTTATGGAAAGATTAAATGAATTTCTAACTGACAACTTAGATGTTGATAGTATTTTAGATAGAATACTTGATGTTGGTGTCGATAAATTAACTTCATTTGAAAAATATTTCTTAAATAAAGACACCGAAAATTAATTAAGTTTATTTATTGTTATTTTAATTTTTAATCCATATATTTGTATTATGGAAAAAGTTATTATTGAAAAAGATAAATTACACAAATGTGTGATCTTGGAAAAAGACGGTGAATTTGTATTTCGTTCAGGGCCGGGAGAGTTCCACGAAGATGTTGCAAATAGATCCAAAGAACTTGAACCAGAATTAAAGGATTGGAGAATTCTTGGTGGTGGAAGAGTTAGATGGTCTGATCTTGGAATTAGAGTATATGGACGATCAATTGACTATGGTTATATGGACGAAGAGATCGTGGAAGAACTTGTTTCAGAGTTCGCAAAAGAAAATGGTGTTGAATTTACTAACGATACAGGAATAGGATATTAAAATGAAAAATCCATCAGGAAAAAAATTAGATAAGATTTTGTTCAAACTATTTGACCAAATGATTGAAGGTGTTGACCAATACAATCATAGTGGTAGTTTATGGATCATCTTTACCAATGAACGACAATGGGTTGTTGAATATACCGAAGGAGGAACTCTATGGTATAACTACAAACTATTCAAAAATGAAATGGAATTGGTTGGTATGGATTGCGTTGAAAATAAAGAATACATAACCAGATGGTTTGAAGATAGATTTTTGAATAAACCAAAGGTTGATAAAACTTGGGACAATCCGGTAGATGTGTGGTATCAAATTGAAGACACCATTCAAAATGGGGTGAAGGACACCAAAACATTAAATTTGAAAATAGAAGAATCTATTGAAGACACCATTCAAAATGGGGTAAAGGAGACCCAAGAGTGGCGTTTGGATGCGACTCATTATATTATAGACACAATTGAAAATGGGGTGAAACACACTACAGGAACATCAACTGACTTACGATATAAAAGGGTTGAATACACTATTCAACATGGGGTGAAGGAAACTAAACTTGGTGCACCAGATAATCGTGATTGGTTTATTAACGATGCTATTGAAAATGGAGTAAAAAACATAGCACCACGACTATGGGATAAAACCGAAGTAGTTGAAAACACCATTCAAAACGGAGAAAAAATTAAATAAAATGAAAAATCCATCAGGAAAAAAATTAGAGAAACTTGTCTTTGGGTTGTTTGACCAAATGATTGAAGGTGCAGACAAGTATGTTACAGAACAAGGCTCAACTTGGTTGATCTTTACCGAAGACAAAAGATGGGTGGTTGAATTCACAAAAGATAAAACTTTGTGGTTCAACTATAACCTATTTCAAAATGAGTTGGATCTAGTCAGTAAGGACTGCACTCAAGAAAGAGATTTGATCAAGAACTGGTTTGAATCAAGATTTTTGGGTATTGATGTGGTTGAGGAAAGTTTAAGCACTGCTGGAAAACCATTGAAGGTTGAAGACACCATTGAAAATGGGATTAAACACACTCAGGTTTCGTGGAATATCACAACGGATGAAGTTAAAGATACCATTCAAAATGGGGTAAAACACACTTGGGATTTAAATGCGGATGAAATTTCTGCAGTTAAAGACACCATTCAAAATGGGGTAAAGAACACCTTAGATTCGATAGGGATTTCTAAATCAGAAGTTGAAAACACCATTCGAGAAGGAGTGAAACACACCCGATCTAAAGCCGGTGTTAGGACCACCGGGATTGAAAATACCATTCAAAACGGGGTAAGACACACCGATTATTTTGAATATACTAATAATACCTTAGTTGAAGATACCATTCAAAATGGGGTGAAACATACCAGATATGCCGTTCCTAGAAGATGGAACGCCGTTGAAGACACCATTCAAAATGGGGTGAAGGAGACCATATACTCCCATCTCAGTATCCTTCTCATCGTTGAAGACACCATTCAAAATGGGGTGAAGGAGACCCAAACACGGATGTGGCCTCCAGTGGGTGCGGTTGAAGACACCATTCAAAATGGGGTAAGACATACCGAAGTAGATGGGATGAGGATAAGGAGTGGGGTTAAGGACGCCATTCAAAATGGGGTAAAGGACACTGTGTTAGCAAAAACGGATAGATTAGTCGGTATTGAAGACACCATTCAAAGTGGCGTTAAAGACGTATCTGATAGACCATTCACATTTGGATCAAGTATTAACGATGCTATTGAAAATGGTGTTAAAGAAACTAAAACAATGGTTCCCTGTGATGCTGGAGATGTTATTGACTTTATATGGGAACACAAATCAATGGATATTCCTGAATTAATTGACGATGCCATTGAAAATGGTGTTAAAGAAACTAGAGAGGTAACATTCTTGAACCAAATGTTTATTGAAAATACAATTAAAAATGCGGTGAAAGAAACTAAACATAGGTTGGTCGAAAGTTGGGAACAAAAAGATCATTTATCGGCTACTTTTGAGATTACTGAAAGTATTAATGATGCGATTGAGAATGGAGTGAAAGAGACTAAAGAAATGACACACGATAGGACAACCTATCATGCTCACTACAACAAAGAACAAGGGACAATTACACCATTAGATAAAGTTCAGGATGTTATTGAAAATGGTGTTAAAGAACTTAAAGAGTTACCTGACAAGAGCGGTGAATTTAGAGGTTATGGTGATTATTACCGAAGACAAGGACATATGACAAAACCACATACTGAATACGTAAATGAAGTAATTGAAGATTCTTACAATCATAAAAGTAGAGTTGAAGGTGTAATTAGAAATACGAATAAAGATGGGATTTGATAAAAAAATATTAGAGTTGAGTAGAACAATCTATCAAACATCTATCATGTGTCATAACGCCAAAGGTAACCCAACCAAACAGATTGATAAGATCAGAGGGATGATTCGTGAGTTCATCAGAACAGAAGTTGTTCCTTATGAATTGACAAATTCAGAAAAATTGACTTTTATTTTAAAAAACGAATTAATGATTACAGAAGCCGTTGGTAAAGGTCATAAATCGAGCGATGGTGATGAGTTTCAAAAGACAAGAGAGAAAATTAAAAAATACAGAACAGAATTAAACATATTATGAGTGAAGACAGAATACCCTATTTAAGATCCGACATGGATGAAGAGGAACAAAAACTATGGGACAACACTTTAATGGATGGATTAGAACATCTTGACAAAGAAGAGACAATTCAAAAGATTAGAAATTATTATAACACCTGTTGTAATATAGATGGAAGACCACCATCTAAAATAGATTTCAACGAATTTTTAGATACATTATAAATTTAAAAAACAGAAGAATTATCAAAGTAGAAGTTCCAAAAGATATATGGGATGCTCATATGTCAATATGGAATTGGAGACTAGACATTTTAGGTTCTTGGATGAAAAGTATAAAAGATGTGATTAAACAAATGGATAATGAACAACTTAGATAAACAATAAAGTTTTGATATTTATAATAAAGAACTATTATGAATATTATTTTATACTTAAAAGAAAGTCCGTTAGGATTAAAATATTTAGGTAAGTGTGTTAATCGAGATGTTTACACATATATGGGGAGTGGTAAAAGATGGAAAAACCACATACTTAAACACAATTTAACTTACAAAGATATAAAGACAACGGTTCTATTAGAAACTAAAGATGTTGATGAGTTAAAAAAAGTTGGTGAATATTATTCTAATTTATGGGATATAGTAAAAAGTAATGATTTTGCCAATCTTAAACCTGAAAATGGTGACGGAGGGTGGGGACATATTAAAGGTGTGCCTAAAACAAAAGAATGGAAAGAATTAATGTCTAAAAGAGAAAGAACACCAGAAGAAAGAAAAAGGATGAGTGAATCAAGAAAAGGTATTGTTTTTTCAGATGAAACAAAAATGAAAATGAGTAAAGCGAGAAGTTCTCAGAAAGATTCACCGGAAAGAAATAAAAAAAGAGCAGAATCAATATCTAAAGTTAAAAAAGGAAAACCACTAACCGAATCGCACAAACAAGCATTGAAGAAACCGAAAGACAAAATAAGAAACCATTCAACATGTGAAATATGTGGGGTTTATACAACAAAAACAGTTATAACTAGAAATCATGGGAAAAATAAATGCGATAAAGGGTAACACCCTGGATAAACAATACCAAGCATTACTCCAAGACATTTTGGATAATGGTGTGGAAAAAAAAGACAGAACAGGGACTGGAACTATTTCAGTATTCGGAAGACAAATCCGTCATAAAATGAGTGAGGGGTTTCCTTTACTTACAACCAAGAAAATGGCTTGGAAAACTATGGTGACCGAGTTATTATGGTTTCTTCGTGGTGATACAAACATTAAATTCCTTGTTGATAATGGTTGTCATATTTGGGACGGAGATGCTTATAAGAACTACACAAAGTTATTCACCAAAGACTTTCATGGTCCTAGATATAAACAAGAACAATTTATTGATTTAATAAAAACAAATGATGCATTTGCAAAAGACTTTGGTAATTTGGGACCAATCTATGGTAAGCAATGGAGAAAATGGAAAACTGAAAACTATTCTACTTTTTTTAATAAGTGGGGGTATGAAGATGAAAAAAGAATCTATATCGACCAAATTGCAAACCTAATCAACGACCTTAAAACAAACCCAGACTCAAGACGTTTAATGGTTAATGCTTGGAATGTTGGTGAATTAGACCAAATGGTTCTTCCACCTTGTCATTATGGATTTCAATGTTATGTCAGAGAGGGTAAATATCTTTCTTTAATGTGGAATCAACGCTCTGTAGATACATTCTTAGGTTTACCATTCAACATTGCGTCTTACGGATTATTACTTACAATCTTGGCAAAAGAAGTGAATATGATTCCTGATCAATTGATTGGAAACTTGGGTGATACTCACTTATACTTAAATCATATTGAACAAGCAAAAGAACAGATTGGTAGAGAACCATTTGAATTACCTACATTAAATCAGTTCCCAACTTATGAAGGGTCAAGACCAAGTATTGAATCTTATGTTGTAAGTGATTTCACATTGAAAAATTATCAATCACACCCCTCTATTAAAGCACCCTTATCTAATTAAAAATGAAAATTGATAAAATAAAACTTAACCACGATAATCGAATGATTAGAATTGGTTTTGGAAAACACGATGGTAATTGGTTTTTCAGGGTTGATTTATGGTTTGTTGGTTATAGGTTTAAAAAAAAAACATTAAATTATGAAATACAGAAAAAAACCGGTTGAGATTGAAGCAATCCAATGGAATGGAAATAGTAACAAACAAGAAATAGAACAATTTGTCGGTAAAGAATTGAAATCGGAATTGGAGAGTGAAACCGCCTATGTTGCAGGAAAAGGTGCTCCGATATTTAGTTTACTGATTGAAACAAAAGAAGGTGTGATGAAAGCCTTTAGGGGTGATTGGATTATTAAAGAACCCTTCCCAACAGGTGATAGAGATTTTTATCCGTGTAAACCTGACATTTTTGAATTAACATACGAAAAAGTATGATTATGAAAAAAAACAACATAATTTCGGAATGGTTAGACCAACACGGTGACCTTGAAATTGATAAATTTGTTCAAGAAAACTTGGAAAAAACAATTAAAATAGATATGAAAACAAAAGTATATTCAGCATTCCCCGGTGTAGGGAAAACAACCTACTTCAACACTACAGATAGAAATGTGTTGGACAGCGATAGTTCAAAGTTTGATAAGAAACATTTTCCAGCAAACTACATTGAACACATTGAAAGAAACATTCAGGATCCAAAAGTAGATAAGATTCTAGTATCATCACATAAAGATGTGAGAGACGCACTTCTTAAAAAAGGTATTCCATTTGTATTGGTTTATCCAAATAGAGACATCAAAGATGAATACATCCAACGATATAAAGACAGAGGAAACAACGATGCGTTTGTTGATTTATTGGAAAAAAATTGGGATAATTGGATGGATGAGATGGACAATCAGGAAGGTTGTCATAAAATTAAAGTTGGTTCAGGTCAGTATTTGGCTGACGTAATTGATTAAACTATGAAAACAATGAAAGCAAAACTAATAAAGGCTAATGGACATTATTACTTAGAACAAATACCATCAAAAAGTATAAGTGGTGCGGTTTTAGAAGCAATGATGGGCAGCACAGATGGTGAAGGTTATCATAAGATATCCAAACAAAACTGTGATGAGATATTTGGAGTAGTAGATGTTGAGGAGTTGGCTTATAATCACCGAAGAACATATCAGGATTCTTTTGAAGGAATGAACGAATGTATAATGAAAGATGCTATGCACCAACAAGTGGGATTTATAGCAGGCTTTAACAAAGCAATGGAGTTGAATGCGACCAAGACATTTACTTTAGAAGAAATGATGATGTGTTGGAATACGGCTCTTAAATTTAAACAAACCAAAGTAACTTTGGGTGAGTTTATTCATTCCTTGCAACCAACAGAAATAGAAGTTGAGATTGAGATGGAAGATGTAATCCAATTGAAGACACGAGCAAGATATATTACTAATATGAGTAAACCAAAGCTCGATGCAGATGGATGTTTAATACTTAAAAAAATAGAAAATGAGGACAATTAAAATCAGATTTGTAAAAAGACCGAGCGGTTATTATAACATCCAAAGAGAAGGGTGGTTTGGTAGATGGAAAGATATTGGTTATAGTGTTCATATGGGATATGGTAGTTGTTACATGATATATTCTGGTGAAACGAAAGAAACGTTACTTGATGAAGTTTTAGACAAACATTACCGAGTGTGTAAAAACCATGTTGAGATTATAGAATACCCTACTATTAAAATTTATTAAAATGGAAAAAAACTTTGACGAAATTTACGACAAAGTGGTTGAGGAACTACGAGGTAATTTAACCAATGAAGAATACCGAGAATTAATCACTCTTGAATATGTTGTAACTCAAGGTTATGATAAGAAAGGTGATTATGAAAGATATAAACAATTAAACGAAAAAAGACATGGACAGAGACACATCGTGGGATGACCCACAATTATCAGACGGAGATTTCCCCTCAAATCAACCTAAGTTCAAAGTAGGGGATAAAGCAGTTAAAGTTAAAGGATATAAATTTCCTTGCACAATCGTATCAGTATTTCAAACGGTAGAAGGAAATACCAGAGTCGTTGGTGAAATGGATGAATATGGACTTCTTCACATCTTTAACGAAGATCAATTAGAAAGGGCGAATTAAAATGAAAAAGTATAAAGTAGATAAAATATACATATCAGAGTTAGGTTATCTTATGATTACTTTGTATGACAAAGAAAAGAAAGTTTGGACAAGTATTAATTTGGGTGATTGGAAAAAAAACTTGAATCTAAACACAGATAAAATAAATATAGAAGACATAGAACATTAAAATGGGACTAGTAAAGAAAGAAAGTTATCATTACAAAAATGATAATAAAAAACAAAAACACACAAAAAATAAAGAAAACGAAAAGTATGATGATTTTGTGTTAAGATCAGGTGACATACCAACGTTAAAAAAACCAAAACAAGTTGGATCATACAAAGTGGGAAAGAGTTTTCACATTTTCTTTGATAAAAAACCTAATTCAATTCATAGGTTTTTTACAAAATTGTTACTGGGTTGGGAATGGCAAGACCAAAAGTAAAACGAATTCACGTTAATCAACACCACATTAGATCCAACAAAACAAAAGGAACAGATCTTCCTGTGATTACAATTAAAGAAGGTAAAAAAAACACTTATTGTAATGAAGTGGAAATATTAGGTCCAAGTAGAATTATTTATGGTGGTGATGGGGTGGATGCTAAACCACTTTTGAGTTGTGGTGCAAGAGTTGTAATCGAAACCACAAGTGATATAAACATAATATCGTAAGATCAAGTATTTATAATCAAAAAAGATTATGGAAATATTAAAATTAGGATCAAAAGGTGAAGAGGTTAAAAAACTTCAAAAGTTTTTTGATTTAAAGGTTGATGGTGATTTTGGGCCAATGACAGAAAAAGTTGTTAAAGAATTTCAAAAAAAACATTACTTGGCTTCTGATGGTATTGTTGGAAAAGAAACATGGGAGGCTATGGGTTTTGTATCAACGGATTTATCTGAAAACAAAAATCAGGCAAAAGGTTTAGAGATAAAACAACACTTTTTACCGGCAGGCGAATACAAACGTGAAAAAACAAAAAAAGAATGGGTATTTCTTCATCACACAGCAGGATGGGAAAATCCATTTAAAACAATCGATGCTTGGGCAAATGACACAAGAGGTGCAATTGCAACCGAATTTGTTTTGGGAGGTCAAAACATTAAAACATGTGATAAAACTCACGATGGTGTTATGGTTCAAGCATTTCCAACAGGACACTACGCTTGGCATTTAGGAACAGGATCAAATAAATTACATAGTTGTTCGGTAGGATTAGAAGTTTGTAATTTTGGTCAGTTAAAAGACGGGAAAACTTATGTTGGAACGGTTGCTCATCAAGCTCAGATTGTAAAACTTCCAAAACCATTTAGAGGTCATCAATTTTGGCACAAATATTCTGACTTACAAATAACCGCAATTAAAGATTGGTTATTGTTTATTGCTGATCGTGATGATATTGATATTAGAAAAGGACTTGTTGAGTTAATTCATAAAAAAGGTGCTGATGCCTTCGATCACTTTGATCTTTCATTAGTGGAAAAAACAAGAGGACTTTGGACACACACAAATGTCAGAAAAGATAAAGTGGATATGTTTCCACAACCTGAATTAATAGACATGTTATTAACTCTTTAAAAAAATAAAACCCCTTCTTCAAAGTTGGGGTTTTTTATTTGATATTTCTTTTAATTTTTATTACCTTTGTTGGGTATGAAAAAAATGTTTATAATACTTACTTTGTTTTTATTTTCTTGTTATCCGTCCAAATACAAATACATGATTAAAGACGAGAGAGGAAATCGTTATCTTTGTAATTTTTATAATATTTCTGGCGATGGATGTGTTATGTTTAATGACAAACCAGGTTACGAAGGAACGCCAGGTTACCCAACTAGATTATGTCAACCATATACAATTAAAAAATTAAAATGAAAAAGATTAAAATAGACCCAAAAAAAGTTATTAGAGTAAAACCAAGAATGGTTAAAGAAGGTCCTGATGTTGGATTATTATTTGTAATGATTTTAGGATTTTTAGTTGGAATGACTTTAATTTCAATAATGTAAAAAAAATAATTAAATTTGTATCATGATACTAACAATATTAAGCGACACTCACAACAAACACAAACACATTACAGGTGATTTGAAGGGTGGTGATTTGCTGTTACACGCAGGAGATATTTCTTCTATGGGATATGAGCATGAGATTCGTGAGTTTGCGAAGTGGTATAATGGTTTGAATAATTATACAACTAAAGTTTTTATTGCCGGTAACCACGATTGGGGATTTCAAAATAATGTTGAAAAAACTAAAGAGATTTTAGAAACCTATAAAGACATCAAATACCTTGAAGATGAATTTTTGGGTATTATAGATGGTGGTGAACCTGAGATTAAAATTTGGGGTAGTCCTTGGCAACCTGAGTTTTATAATTGGGCGTTTAACTTACCTAAAGGCGGGTGGGAATTAGAACAAAAATGGAAAGATATTCCTGATGATATTGATATTTTAATTACTCACGGTCCGGCTTGGGGTATGTTAGATGATGTTGAAGGTCGTCGAGGACAACATTTGGGTTGTGAATTGCTCGCAGAACGAATTAAACAAATCAAACCAAAGATCCATATCTGCGGTCACATTCATAGTGGTTATGGACATTATTATGACGGACATACACACTACTTCAATGCTGCCGTGTTGAATGAACGATACTTATACGCTCAATTGCCTTGGCATATTGATTGGAATCCAATAACAAATGAGGTTAGTTTTTTATAACTAATCTCATTTTTGTAGTATTTATAATAAAAATATAATATTATGAACAAGTTTGATTTAACAGAAAAGGTAAAAGAAGAATTAAAAAGAAGAAATCTTTGGGAACAAGAAGAAGACGAAGATGATGATGACCAAGAAGAAAACGATGATCAGAATGAAGATGAAGATCAAACTTCTTCAGATCATAATGAAGATTTCTGTGAAATGGTTTGTCAAATGTTACATTCACAAACACAAGTTCATATTTTCCATTTAGGAACAAAATCTTATTCTGAACACAAAGCGTTACAAGGTTATTATGAAGGAATTGATGCTCTTGTTGATGGTATTGTTGAATCTTATCAAGGTAAATACGGTCTTTTAACAAACTATAAATCATATAAAAATCAAACTTACAAAAACAAAAACCAAGTATTAAAATACTTTACAAGTTTGGTAAATATGATCGATGAGAAAAGAGATTGTTGCGATGATTCATACCTTCAAAATCAAATCGATACAGTTCAGGAGTTAATCTATTCAACTATGTATAAGTTGAAGTTTTTAAATTGATGCCTTTCCGTAATACATGGCAACATAACCGTGATTCAAGTCCAAATTTCTTAAGTCATATTCATACTCGATATCTTCGATTGTGTATTCACCTTCGAATTGTCTATTTCTAAAATAAGGTTGTTTTAATACTCTATTATCATAAATATTTGGACTGACTAATTCATCTTCATTAAAAATCAGATCCAAATCGTTTAATGTGTAAATTAAATCTTTGAAATCATCAACCAATTGTTCATTAGTTTCTATTTCACCTGAACCATAACATTCACCACATTCAAACTGACCATCACCACTACAATAATGACAAGTTTCAGAACCTTCTCCACCACAAGAAGAACAATTTACATCACCACTACCACCACACTGAATACAATCTTCTCCATCGATTTCACCATCACCATCACATGAATCACATGTTTCCTTACCAGATCCATCACATTCTCTACATTCTTCAGTTCCTGATCCATCACAATAATCACACTCCTCTTGTCCATAACCATTACATCTTTCACATTCTTCAAGTTTATAACCACCAAGCTCAAACACCTGAAAACGATACCCTTTGAGGTTTTCTAAAACATACTTTACTGATTTTGCAACGTCACCATTTTTATGATAAAGATATATTGAAAAAAACAAGTATAATTCCTCAGAACCATTTAATTTAGAAAGATACAAACTCAAAAAATCATCATTGTAGATCTCATTTTTAATGTCACCAATAGTATTAAAAATATCGGGATGGGAAGAATCTTCCAAAGAGTTATGAATTTGTTTGGTATATTTTACAAGTAAAGGAATTTTCGTGTAGTCCATTATCAATTTCTTTTTTGAAATAAATAGTTTATATTTTATAATAGTATAATAATAAAAAATTAAATAAACATGGCACATCCGATACTCCATTCTAAAAGTTCAGCCAAAAAGTTTGGTGGAAAATGGGAAGATTACATTCATCTTCATAACTGGTTAGATGAGACCAAAGGGTGGTATGGACATTCTTTACATAGAGCTTTTCGACATCACAGTGAAGGTATATTTGAAATGGAACAAAAATTTGGATCAGAATTCAAAAATAGTGACGGGAAAACCGTTTATACTAGATATCTTGGAGAACAACATGTAAAAGAAGACTGTGATGGGTTTATACCTTCGGCATCAGATTGGATGAGAATATTAATTTCAGGTGAAAGACCAACTTGGGTAACTCGATCAAAAAAGTTAGAGTTTGAAGATTAAAAGTATTTATTAGAAAATATCGTATGCAACTTACAGAAAAACAAATACAAGATTTAAAAAAGTATTCAAAATTACTGAACTCACTAAACATGGAGGATGGTGTTTCTTGGTATTATCAATGTTATGATGGTGAATTTGAAAAATTATATGGACCAATATATAGAGGTAGAAATGTTAGTGACGAATTGCCATTTTTACCAGGTTCTATTGAAGAGGTTTTTGAAACCATTAGAGATAATTTTGATACAGGAAATTTTTATAATGATTATTACGATAATGAAAACGGAGCTTTAACTTTTAGGATCAATGCAAACGGAAATGAAATAGATGTGATGTATGATTATTATGAAATAAACACCGAAGATAGTCATATTGAAAAAGATTTTTCAGACTTTTCAGATGTAAGTGCAGGATGGAGAGGAGATGAAAGAGAGGTAAAAAAACTATTAGACCCTTCAATTATTGAACAAATGAAATCTGACTATGGTAATTATTGTGTTTGTAGTTATGATGGAAGTGGAGATAGTGGATGGGTTCAAGATATGGTAGATTCTGGTAAAGGACCAAAAGGATTAAATCAAGTATTAGAATATATTTGTTATGACCTTTTAGAATTATTTTATGGAGGTTGGGAAATAAATGAAGGATCAAACGGAAGAATTGATTTTAACTTTCAAGAACAAACAGTTCAATTATTCCATTATCAGAATGTAGAAGACAATGTTGATGAACATTATATGACTTTAAAATTTTAATGATGGATAAATTAATTAACGAAGAAATAACAAGAATTGGTGAGTTGATGGGTCTTCCACCATTAATTACGGAATCAGAATATCGTGCTTGTCAAAGATATCCCGAAAATTCACAAAAACATAATTTATGTCAAAGTATTATAACTTTAAAATCTTGGCTTCACAAGTATTATGGTTTGGATCTAAATAATATAATTCAAGATAATATCAAAGACTTAAGAACAGACATACCTGATGACTTGAAAAAAAAGTTTATTGAAGGTGCCAATTTGTTACAATCGGCAGGAAAAATTACTGAAGAAGAAAAAAACAATTTTATTGAAAATAAAGTTATGGGAGGTAAATTGGTTTATTTCAACGGAGAATGGCAACCAATTAATAAACTAAACACAAACTATTACGATTTGGGTGAATTGGTAACCGATTTACTTTTTATGGGAGGAAATAGAGCTCAACCAATAATTCAAAAAGTCATAGAAAATCCAAAAGAAGAACTAAGCAAATTAAAACCTTTTATTAAAAGATTAATCAATAAATATTTTGACGATCCCAGAGTTTTCAACGATTACACAAAAAATACTCTTGGAACAACTAAGAGTGGTGAAGAGGCTGAAAATAAAGTAAGAGAGGAATTGGAGAAAAAAGGGTTTACGGAGGAATATAGTGGTGGAAATGGTGATTTAATTGATATGGTATTTGGAACTGATTTGATTATGTCTCATCCTGACTTTGGGTTAAAAACTATACAAGTTAAAACTAACAAATCCGCTTGGAGACCTGAAGATGAATATCCTTATGTTGATTGGGTGGTAATTGCTAATCCATTTACTATTTATGACAATAAAACCAAAGAAAAAATTAAGTTATGAATTTAGAGATACCTATTAGATTACTTAGACGAGGTGTAGATTTAGAAAAGATTGGTAGTATAATAGAATTCCAAACAGAAATACAAGATCCTTGTGATTTTGAGGATGAAGTCGATTACGCTGATTTTTGTATTGGGCAGGGAATAAGTTTTTATTATAATGATGAAGAAGATGAAGAATATGAATATCCAAGCGATGATATAATTGAGGTTCGTGAGGAGGTATCAGACTATATGCACAAAAAATACTTCGACTATTTAGTTGATATTTATAATGACGATGATTGTGAGGAATGAAAATACTAATAACAGAAGATCAAATAAAATTATTACGAAGATTAACCGAAATAGGTCAAATCATTGATGAGGTTATTATTGAACTTAATAATGATATTAAAAAAGGAGGACCAGGTAATAAACCTGATAATTTTGGGGTTTATGAAAATTGGATTATTAGTAGAGTTAGAAGGGAGTTTGAATATAGAAATTCAAAGATAATACCTGATAAATTTGATTTTTTATTGTTATCTAGTGGTCAATTTAATGAAAAAATTAGAAATGGTTTTAATAAAGTTAAAAAAAGAAGATGAAAATACTAATTTCAGAAAAACAGGCAGATAGAATATTCAACGAAAAGATTGAATGTGAAAAGTGTGAACACTCTTGGAAAAAAGAGAATGATGACAAACATCCATTTCTTTGTCATGATTGTGGGTGGGATCAAAAAAAAGGTCTTTACGATAAAGAAAACTTATTTAAGTTTTGGAAGAATAAATTATCTAAAGAACCAATTGAAGAAAAATGGTCTGAAAAATATAAAAGATCAATCAACTGTAATAACCCAAAAGGATTTAGTCAGAGAGCACATTGTCAGGGAAGAAAAAAACCAAAAAATTAGTATGGAAAAATATGTAATCAATTTAAAACGAAGAAAAGACAGATTAGAAAGTTTAAACCTCCCATTCGAATATAAAGTTTTTGAAGCAACTGATGGTAAAGAAAAATTTTCGGACGCAGGAAAATTACAAGGACATTTAGGATGCACGGATAGTCATAGAAGACTTTTTAATTTTGCTAAAGAAAATAATATTGAAACTCTATTGGTGATGGAAGATGACATTGAAGTTGGTGAAAACTTCAATGAACAACTTGATAAAATTATGGATCAATTACCTGAAGATTGGGATTTGGTTTATCTTGGAGGATGGAACCTTGGCGAACAAAAGAAATACTCTGAGTTATTAAATTTTGCAGAGAAAGTATATACCACACATGCCTTCATTGTCCAAAATAAATTTTTTGATGTTATAATTGAGGGTTTAAATAGTAGGGATTGGAAAGTTGATGTATTATTAAGTGAAGTTTTGACAAAAGGTAAGTGTTTTATTGCCAACCCAACGATTGCTTGGCAAAAAGAAGGATATAGCGATATTGTAAATAAAGTGACAAATAATCAACATCTTAAATAATATTTTTTGAAAAGAGTAATAAAAACTAATATATATAATGTTTATGAAGGAAGAGTATGATTTTTGTGTTATAATTTCAACTTATAATAGACCACAACTCTTATCTAATTTGTTGACTAATATTGAAAATGAAAAAAAAAATCATAAAATATTGGTTTTAGTGTTTGACGATAATAGTATTGAAAAATATGATTTATCAAAATTTAATATAAAAAAAATTACAATGAACCCGAACATGGGTAAGAAAAAATATTATTTTTTAATAAATGCAACATTCAGTTATATTAAAAATATAACATCAAAATATTTTATCTATTTACCTGATGATGTAACACTTATTGATAATTTTTTTGACGAAACAAAACGTATTTACCAATCAATAAATCACCCAAAAAAAATATGTTTAAATATATTAACTGATGATAGAGTAAACAGAACTAATTGGACTAATTTTAACTCAGTAGATTATGGTGAATATTATCAAACACAATGGAATGATTTATGTTTTATTGCTGAGAAAAATTTTTTCGAGGTTTTAAATTATAAAATAGATAAAATACATGAATCTAGATGGGTAAAAAACCCAAATCTTAGTTCAGGTGTTGGTCAACAGATTAGTGTTAGATTAAATAAAGATGGATACAATATGTATCACACAAAAAAATCTATGGTTCATCACGGATCACATGAGTCTAAAATGAATAAATTGGAAAGAACTAAAGTAAGTTTATTAACAAAATGATAGAAAAAATCATAGTAAATGTTGCTTCTTACAGAAGAATAGAATCTTTGGTTAAAACATTAGAATCAATTATAGACCAATGTGATGTAGTAAATGTTGCTCTAAACGATTTTGATGGGGGTCTTCCATCAATTTTATATAATGATAAAATAAATCTTTTTTTTACGGACAACTCAAAAGGAGATGCTTTTAAATTTTTAAGACTAGAGGACAGCGATGGATACTACTTTTCAATTGACGACGATCTTATCTATCCACCAACTTATGTCAATGACACAATTAAAAAATGTAAAGAATTCAATAATAAAAAAGTAGTTACTTATCACGGGAGGAATTTTTCATCTTTTCCAATATTCAGTTATTACAAATCTGCAACTGAAAGATATACCTGTTTAAATAGAGTTGATGAAGATGTGAAAGTTCAATTTGGGGGAACTGGTGTAATGTGTTTTCACACATCACTTATGAAAATACCTTTAAATTATTTCCAAAACCCAAACATGGCAGACGTGTGGGTAGGAAAATATTGTATTGAAAATAACATAGATATTATTTGTTTGAAACATGATGAAGGATATATTAAATATACTCCTCAAAAAACAACTATTTATGATCTTGAATCTAAAAACGACAAAATACAGACTTTGGTTACTAATTCGATTTACGATAAAACTATCAAACTAAATCAAGACCTAAATAATATTTCTATTGAAACTAAAATAGAACCAAAAAAACAAGAAAAAATAAAAATAGAACAAAAAATTGAATTAAATAAAAAACAATTAAATTACGAAAAAATAAATTCTATTTTTCAAGTTAGATCAAATACAACTATATCAAAACCAAACAATCAACAAAATACAAACAATTTGAAATTAAATTCTCAAACAATTTCAAAACTTCAAATCAGTAAAAAAAGATTCAGATAATAAACTATTATCTTAAACAATATATTTATATAGAAAAATACGAATATGCCAATTAAATTAACAATATCAGAACAACCTAATGGAATTTTATTCTCTGGTTCAGGAACACTAAATAAACTTTCATTTCCACAAAATTTACCATCAGGTGGTACAAACGTAGGTAGTGGAAATTTCTTTTTTGGTCCAAACAAATTAATTGGTGCCGTAGTTGGTTCTTCAGAACTAAGAATTGGATTATTACCAAATTTGGCCCCAATAAATACAGTTACAACATTTAATTATGGGATCAATAATATTATAAATTTAACACCTGGACAAAATGGTAATTTTTTTAGTGTCGGTAATCCTTGGAATGGAACTCCATGGTTAAATACTTTATCTCTTAGTCAGAATTATATTTCAAACCAACCATTTAATTTTTCATATTTAATACCAAACGCTACTTATGTAAGTTTAGGTATGATAGTACAAAATAACACTTATACTTGGACAAACCAATTAAATGGATTGTCAGACAGTTTACAAATTGAAGTGTTATCACCAGGAAATCCAGATCTTACAATTACTGTTCAAGAAGTTTTAGGGACGGTAAACGTAAGTGCTGTTGGTTCAATTGATCCGTCAAATTTGACATTCATTGGGAATCAAACTGTTAATCCCGCGGCTCAAATGGATGATAATTTTAGACGAGTTTATCTTTTCAATAACACCGACTTAATGAGTGTTTTTCAAATGAATGGAGGGCCTGCAAATAGTTTCAGAAATGTTGGAGGACCTATTTTTCCACAAATAGCACCATCCCAACCACCTTATTTTGGTATAGACGCTCAATATTTGTTATTGGATTATAATGGACCTTATACGTTTAATACTTCAATGACGTACACAGGATCCACAATTCAATCACTTGGATTGATACCAGGAACATATGATTATAATGGAACAGGTGTTTTAGTTAGAATGAATATTCTTCCTGTGGCACAACCTACACCAACTGTGACACCAACGGCAACTGTTACCCCAACCATTACCCCAACAAAAACAGTTACTCCAACAGTAACCAAAACACCTACTGTAACACCAACAAATACCGCAACGCCAACAAATACCGCAAGCCCAACAGTTACACCAACAATTACACCAACAAATACATCAACTCCAACGGTTACACCAACATTAACAACAACACCAACGGTTACTAATACCGTAACTCCAACTGTAACTCCAACTGATACACCAGCAGTTACACCAACGGTTACACCTACAAATACTAAAACACCAACTGTTACACCTACAAATACTAAAACACCAACTGTTACACCAACGATTACTACAACACCAACAAAAACTCCAACAAACACTCCAACAAACACTCCAACTATTACACCTACAACAACACCAACTTTGGGTGATGTAAGTATTAATGTTCTTTATGATAATCTTATAACACCTCCTGTATCGGGAACTGTTTGGTATGCGACTACCACTACACCAACAGGAACACAACCTTATCAAACCGGATTAACTTGGACGCAATTAGGGACAACTCAACTTTTAGATGCTTGTAGTGGAACTGCAGTTAATTTCGGGTCAGTAAATGTAAATGTTGGAGAAACACTCTTGACTCAAGTAAGAGATAGTTCAGGTTTAAATATATATGGAACTATGACAGTTCCATTCCCATTTGATCCATGCGTTGGATCATTTACCACAGGTTATACAAGTAGTTTTTATGTTGGTGGTCCAGGATCTATTACTATTACGAGTAAAATTTTAGACCCTATAACAACCGCATCAGCACCTCCTGTTCCATCACCAACACCAACAAACACCCCAACACCAACGGTTACGCCAACTGTTACAGAAACACCAACGGTTACACCAACTGTAACCACAACTCCGACTGTTACACCAACAATTACCACAACACCAACAGTAACTCCGTCGGTTACAAACACAGCAACTGTAACACCAACCGTAACTTCTACTGTAACACAAACTGTAACACCAACAATCACATTTACATCAACACCAACCTTAACACCACAACCAACGGTTACACCAACAATAACGTCAACACCAACAGTAACACCTAATGTAACTGTAACACCATCGTTAACACCTACTAATACAATAACACCAACAGCAAGTGTTACACCAACGATTTCAATTACACCTACGTTGACGCCAACACCAACAGTGTCACCAGCACCATCAAATGTTACTGTATCGTTTAATGCGTTGATTGTTGAAGGATCAATTAATATTTTAATTACAATTAATTATAACAATACAATTCCATTTGCAACTGTTGTAAACTTTAACCTTAACTTGGTTTATACTAATGGATCGACATATACTGTTCCGTTTACAATCAACATGCCGGCAAATACACCACAAGGATTTGGATCATTTAATTTACCAGGAAATGCGGCACAAATATCGCAAGGACTTACAAATATTAGTAATGTTGTAATCACTAATTACTCAGGAACTGTTATTCCAAATATTAATATTACGGTAAATCCTACACCGACTCCTACACCAACGGCAACTCTTACACCATTCCCAACAGTAACACCTTCACCGGCTAACTGTTGTATAATTTAATTTAAAAAATAAAAAAAATGATGACCCGATAAAACAATTTGTCGGGTCATTGTATTTATATATAAAAAAGATTATGCCAATTTCAATTACTATATCGCAACAACCTAATGGAATACAATTCGTAGGTTCAGGTTCTTTGAATTTAGATTCATTTATCGGAAAAACACAAGGGGGTGTCGGTAACAGTGGTCAAGGAGACATATTTAGACCACAAGCAATTCCTAATCCGGCTTTTAATTTTAAATCTTTTATAGGACTTAACACCCCAAACACTAATTACACAACTTACCCTAATTTATTTATAACTCCACCTAACTATGGGACTTCTCCTTTAGTGTTTACAACTGCGATCAATAAATTTGGTCTTAATCAACATTTTATGGTCGGTCAGTATGGTTATACTGGACCATTTTTTATCACATATGGATATGTTTCTGGTACCCAATTTAATTGGGGATTTTTAATACCAAACCAATCCTATTCAAGTTTAGGAATGGCACCTCAAACAATAACAAGAAGTTGGACTGGAGCTACAGGTGTTATTGAAACTTTAACAATAAATGTTGTTCCAGTGTCAACAGCTAATGTAAGTATTCAAATATTACAACAAGGGAATGATGTTTATGCTCAAGTTGTTGGAACCGTAGACACATCAAATACAACTACATGTGGTGTTGGATTTGGTCCTGGGAATTCAATTTTTGATGCAAACAAGTCAATTCAATTTGGAAATAGTAGTATTTCGTTTTGTAAAGTCCCAATTACTAGTTCTCCACAGAGTTTTGGTAGTATTTCAAGAGTTGCTAATATTGGATCTCAATTTACCCCTTTTAGAGTTGACAATGAAGGAGTTTATTTTGACGAAAATGCTGTAAATGGAAATGTCAATACAAGTATGGTATTTACGGGGACAACAATTTCCGCTATGGGATTAATTGTAGGGACTTATAATTGGTATGGACCTGGTAATAATATCCAAATGACTGTTGTTGGACCGCCACCTACACCTACACCTACTATTACAAATACAGCGACGCCAACTCTAACACCTACTAACACATTAACTCCAACTGTAACACCTACCAATACACCAACAGTTACAACAACACCAACAGAAACACAAACACAAACACCAACACCAACTGTAACTCAAACTGTCACACCAACTGTGACTACAACGCCAACGCCAACTGAAACTCCAACTGAAACCCCAACACCAACAACTACGGTTACACCAACGGTAACTATAACTCCTACCCCAACAGAAACACCAACAGAAACTCCAGTACCAACTACAACGCCTACAATGACATCGACAGTGACACCAACAGTTACGGATACACCAACTAATACTCCTACAGTAACACCAACTGTAACACCTACAATTACGGAAACACCTACAAACACCCCAACACCAAGTATTTCGTCAACTCCAGGAGCTTCTGTAACACCAACACCAACAGAAACACCAACACCAACTACAACACCAACAAATACGGTAACTCCTACGGTTACAACCACACCAACAAATACGGTAACTCCTACGGTTACAACCACACCAACGACAACACCAACTCCAACAGAAACACCAACGACAACACCTACTGTAACTCAAACTGTCACACCAACTGTGACTACTACACCAACACCAACAGAAACCCCAACAAACACACCTACAGTGACAAATACTGTAACACCGACAGCCACTTTAACTCCAACTGTTACACCAACTAATACAATTACACCAACCGCAACTCAAACACTTACACCAACTGTTACACAAACTCAAACTCAAACTCCTACACCAACAGCAACTGTTACACCATCAAAATCTCCGGCACCAGCTTCGTTAAATGCCACTTTTAATGTGGATGTGGTTGATGGATCAATATCAGTAACAACAACTATTTCTTACAATTTAGGAATTCCAGTTCCAACTATAGTTTACTTTACATTAAATGTTGTTTTAACAAATGGTATTATTTTCACAGTTCCTGAAAGCGTTACGATTCCTGCATCTACATTACAAGGATCTGTGACAACTACACTTCCAGGAAACGCGGCACAAGTATCTAATTTAACTTATGTGAATAATATAACAATTACAAACTATGCTGGAGTTGTTATACCAAACGTTACAATTAGTATCAACCCAACGCCAACACCTACACTAACGGCAACTCTTACACCACTACCGACAGTAACACCTTCACCGGCTAACTGTTGTCCGATTAAAGCAATACCTGGATCATAAGTTCAGGTATTTACTCGTAGTAATAGTGTTATATTTTTTTAAGTATATAAATTACTAAAAATTTAAAGTTGAGTCTAAGTGTAATCATACCAACATATAAAAATGTTAATTTTTTGCCTGAGTTGTTTAACTCCATAATTAGAAATGATTATAACGGTGAATTTGAAGTTTTAGTTGGAATTGATAATTGTAGTGAAACATTAAATTATGTTTACGAAAACGAATTTCCATCAAACTTTAAATTTTATTTTTTTATTGAAAACAATGGTCCTTATTTGATTAAAAATACTTTGGCCGAATTATCAACTTATAACAAACTTCTTTTTTTTGATTCAGATGATATAATGATGTCTAAAATGATTTCAGAAATAACTTCAAAATTAAATGAATATGTTGTGGTAAAACCTAAATATATTGATTTTGTTGATGAGAAAAACAACAGGGTTTTTAAAAAAGAGGCATTCGGGGAAGGAGTTTTTGGAATTACCAAAGATTTGTTTATGGGAATGAATGGTTTTGAAGGTTGGAGAGTTGCTGCAGATTCTGACTTTATGGGAAGATTATACAAAACAAATTTGAAAATTTTACACACAAATCAAATTTTGTTTCATAGAAGAATACATGAAAACTCATTAACGGTTCATCCTGAAACTGGATTGGCATCTAAAATGAGAGGTCAATATTTTCTTAAAAGTAGAAAAAAAACAATCGAAAACTTTTCAAATGAAGAGTTATTAAAATCAAATTATAAAATTGTTGATATTCAAAATCATGGTTTATCAAAATCGGCATACGAGATCACAGAAGACAATGAACTTTCAGAATTTGAATTAAAAAAACAAAAACACGATTTAATAGCGTCAATTTTTAGTAGTGTTCCGTCATCAACTAAAATTACACCAAAACAAAAAACAATTGATTATGGTGCTATTAATAAAAAAACAAATCACCCAATGTCGTCCCAATTATCAATCGCATTAAAAAAGGCAAAACTCGAAAATATTAAAAAAAATTCTCGTCGTTAAGATTTTTTTCTTATCTTTGTTTTATGGAACACAGACTTAAAGAAGGATATATAATTAAAGACGATCATATTAAAAGAGTTAAAAAACTTTTAAAGAAAAAAACAATCCGGCTTACTTGTAAAATTTGGAATTATGAAGTTGAATGTGAAGTTGTGAATATTAGAAAATATCTAAACAGATGGTCCACCCATACTAATCAAAAATATTGTTATGAAGTTGATCTTAAAGCGGATTTGAAAAAAGCTAACCTTCCTTCTTGGTATATTACTCGCAATAAAAGATCACTTAATGACAGAATTAGATTTTGGAAAAATGAACAATTATTGTTAGATGAACTTGTTTATTTTGGAATTAATGAAGTCTGTGTTTCAAAGGTTCAGTATGTTTAGAATTCTTTTATATTTATTAATATGAAAGTTTCAATAACCGAAGATCAATATAAGTGGATACAATCTAAACTAATGTATGAACAAGTTCTTGATGACCTTGTTTTCAAATTATCTTTAATCAATGAAGACGGAAAGACCCAACCTGATATGGAGTGGGATTTTACTAATGTAAAAAAAGATATTGATAGATCTAAAGAATGGGTTAAAACAAAAGAACAGGCTTTGGAATACCTTTCAATTTTGAAAGACAAAATAAAATCTTTACCAAGTGATATAAAAAAGAAAATATTAAGATATGTTTTAATATCCTTTTTGGGTCTTTTAACTTTTTCGCAAATAGAAAAACAAGTTGATGAACCAATCGAAAAGGCTGTTAAAACAGAAAAAGAAGTTGTTAAGAACATCACAAAAGATCTAAGAATTCGAAAATCATCTGAAGATCTATTAAGTCATTTAAAATGGGAGGAAGGTTCAATAAGAGATAAAGGAGAACCTGTATTAACGGTATATAATCTTGGTGATGGTGCATATACCGTTGGTTATGGGCATGCAATATTTCCTAATGAAAAAGAAGGTTTTCCATTTTTACCTGATTATCAAAACATAATTCCAAATAGAACAAAAATAACAAAAGATCAGGCTGAAATACTTTTAAAGGATGATATAAGAGAGGCTGAAAGCATAATCAATAGAATACTTGATGAGTGGGAAGAGAAGGGAATAAAACCACAAATAACTCAAGGTATGTATGATGCAATGGTTTCCATGGCATATAATATAGGACCAAAAATAAGAAGATCAGACTTCATACAAACTTTAAAACAAGGTGATATTGAAGGTGCGAGAGAAGAAATTTTAACAACAAGTAAAAATCTTTTTGGTATTTATCCTGGATTAAAAACTCGTAGAGAAACTGAGTATAAAATGTTTGTGTAATGAATCAAGAAAAAATATTAAAATTATTCAAAAGATTTGTGGGAGATGAAATTGATCTTCACGGATTAAAATGTATTCCTGTTAGAGTTGGAGAACAAATAATATCAAAAAACCATAACAAACCTTATTACCCAATCGAATTTAAAATAGAAAATCCAAATAAAGTTTCTTATTTCTATTCGATTGTAGAAGAGGAACTTATGGATATAGTTCAAGAGTTTGGAGAATATGTAACTTATGAATTTACCGCTGAAGTTATATGGAATAATACTCCTAAATTTTATCTCAACAACGAAACAAAAAACAAAATACAAAAAGTTTTCGACTCTGTAAGAGAAATTAAATTCACAACAGGAACTCCATTTGTTGGGTATAAAAGATATGTAATCAATATAGAATCTGTTGGTATGAGACTAGGTTGGGAAGATGCAGAAACTTATTATATCGACAACAAAGTAAAACTAATATCGGCGACTTTAAATGGTGAAAAAACTGATGTCGAAGATGCAATTGAAGAATACATAGACAATTATTTGTATAATAAAGAAACTTATTACGAAACTGAAAAATATTATGAAAATATTGACTCAATATTGAATCAAGAACCTTTATTAAGGGCTGATTGGATCGCAACTTACTACAACACCAAATTTATTTAATAACAGACTTACTTCGTTTCTTACGGTGAAAAGTAATAACAAATCGGTGAACTTCATTTTGAATTTCAGCTAACAAGAAACCAAAGTCACTTCTTGGAATATCAAAACTTGATCCATCAATCTTGTGGATTGTAGATGATCGGTGTTTGTCGTCTTTTGAAATGGAGATCAAATCAATTCGATTCAATAAACCAAGATCCTCAAATACTCTCTTAGCAACACCCAACTGACCTTTACCACCATCAATAACCACAAGTGAAGGTAACTCTTGTTTTTCATTCAAAAGTCGTTTAAACCTACGATTTAACACCTCATCAAAAGATGCGTAGTCATCAGGTCCCTCCACAGTTTTGATGTTGAACTTACGATAGTTTGACTTATCAGTTTTACCATTCTTGTAACGAACAAGAGCTGACACCTGACAATCACCAGCAGTATGAGAGTTGTCGAAAGCTTCGATAAGGGTTGGAACATTCAATAAACCAAATTGTTCTTTGAATGATCTTGCAACATCACTATACTTTCGAACACGAAATGACTCAAGTTTTTTCTCCAATAGATCAACAACATCCATTCTGTTCTTGAAGTTTTGAGCAATCTCAAACTCCATCTGATCAGAGTGATACTTCATATATTTTTTCAAACGATTTCGAACTTTGTCAAACTGAAAAGAAAATACATCTCTCATCTCACTTACAATCTTCAAGTAAGAAAACTTTTGAATGGATGAAACGCAAGGAGCATTACAACGACCAAGATGAAACTCCAAACAAGTCTTGAACTTTTCATTTTGGATATTCTCTTCAGTCAAGTTGTAAGAACAAGATCTAAGATTGAAAATGTCATGAACCATCTCGTAGATTTCATAACAAGAATTGGAACTTGTAGATTCCAAAAGAACTTCACCTGAAAAATTAGAAGGATTACACACCAAAAGTCTTGGAAACTCATCACTACTCAAAGTAATAAACCAACGACGAGACCTGTCATCTTTTGCTTTGATGTTGTATTTTGGTTTGTGTGATTTGATAAGTTCATCTTCCAATAACAAAGCCTGACTCTCATCATTAGTAGTCATGAACTCAACATCAGTGATCTCATTTACCAAAGACAAAGTCTTCTGATCCTTGTGGTTTTTTTGAAAGTAAGATTTCACTCGTTTTGGAAGAAACTTTGATTTACCAACATAGATGATCTGACCCTTCTTGTTTTTGAAAAGGTAACAACCGCTTGATTGGGGGATATTTGAAAGTTTCTCTGTAATCACAATACAAATATAACGATTTTCTACGAAATAATAAAATTAAACAAAAGTTTATTCAATTACAGACTACTATTTTTGTTTTTGGTCGTATTTATGGGCAAAAATAAAAATGTTTATAAAAAGGATATTTCTTGTTGTTTCTTTTCTTTTGTCCTTTTTTTCGTATTCCCAAACACAAATAAGTGTTGGAGCACAAGTTACAACTTTTTCAGGGTCAATTCGAGGATATTATTTTACAGCACCAACAAATTTTACAATATGCGGACTTCAAGTCCCAACGGATGCAAGTAATGGACTTCAAACAATTAGAGTGATTAGATTTACTGCAGGACCACCTCCAGCATTTGCCGCAACAACAAACAATTTTGTAACATTATTTTCAGTTACAAATGCTGCAGGTGGAATTATACCATGCAACATTCCAATAACAACAGGACAAATAATTGGTGTCTATGGTGTTAGAGGAAACTGTATCAATAGTTATGGACCTGCAAATTTTGTAACAACTATCATGGGGTTTCCTGTTACATTAAGACGAAGTGGAATGCAAAGTTGCCCAACAGGGGGACAACCAATGGCAAATGTTTGGTATGAAAATTCATACATAAGTAGAACTTGGATGTATATTGGTTGTTGCACCGTTTCGGCAACCGCAACATTTACAAACCCAACTTGTAATAATGGAACAAATGGATCGGCAACAGTAACACCAACAGGAACAGCACCATTTACATATTCATGGAACACAAATCCCGTTCAAACAACACAAACAGCAACAAACTTACCCGCAGGAACTTATACGGTTACAGTCACAGGTTCAGGCGGTTGCACAACAACTGCGACAGTAACATTAACAAACCCCCCACCCATAATATTGGGACCAATAAACCATAATTAAAAACCAAAAAAATGAAAAATTTATTTTTAACTTTCTTTTTGTTTTTGACCTCAATCGTATTTGGTCAATTAACAACAACAAACCCAGATACGGTTTGTTATCAAACAGGGACATTATCCCAATACACAGTTGCCTCAGTAGGTAACGGAAACTATAACTGGACTGTTCCTGCTTGTGCGACAATTCAATCAGGTCAAGGAACAAACTCCATAATGGTCAATTGGAGTAACTGTCCTGCAGGTCTTATTACAAATGCTGTTAGTGTTACTTATACAAGTCCACAAGGTTGTTCATCAGCACCTATCAACTTGAATGTATTGATCTATAATGTTGTTCCTCAAATAACTCAAATAGGACCATTTTGTTCAACAGATCCTTGTGTTGCTTTAGTTGGAACTCCAGCAGGTGGTGTTTGGGCAGGTCCTGGTGTTGTGAATGGTCAGTTTTGTCCTGGAACCGCAGGAGCAGGAACATCAACTGTTTCATATCTATACACACAATCAGGTTGTTCATTTAGTGGATCAATAAATGTTACAGTAAACCCTCAACCTGTATTATCTCCAATTTCACATAACTAATGAAATATTTGTTTCTTTTATTTTCTTTATGTAGTTTCTTATTGTATTCACAACAAGAACTTGAGATATGTGGTGATGATAATACCGTCACATACTCAACTACTATTGATATAAGTGGAACAGTTGAATGGTTTTTAAATGGTAATCCTTATAGTGAAGGATTATCGATGGATGTGAGTTATACTGAACCTGGTGATTATGAAATAGTTGCAATTGGGTATAATGATTTGGGATGTCCAGGAACTCCTGTTGTATTGTATGTTACAGTGACACAGTGTGATCCTTTGATTTATTGGATTCCAAATACATTTACTCCTGATGGTAATGAATATAATCAAACTTGGGGTCCAGTATTAACAAGTGGTATATCGGTCGATCAATACGAATTAACAATCTATAATAGGTGGGGGGTTGTTATTTGGCAAACACACGATATGAATGCAAGATGGGATGGAACTTATAACGGAGTTATGGTTCCTGATGGAACTTATACTTGGGAATTATTTATTCATAATTTGAATAATGATGGAAAACAAAAAGTCGCTGGTCATGTTACAGTATTAAAATAAAAAAACATTAAACCATATTAAAATATGCTACATCTTGAAATGAAATGTTGTAAGTTTTTATACAAACAGGGTATTTATTAACATGGAAAGTTTAATTAGAAGAATTATTAAGGAAGAAACCACAAAATTATTAAATGAGAGTGGTATTAGAAATATCAATGATTTGGCAAAAAGATACCAAATGGCTAAAATATATTTCCATATGGACTTAGATGGTGTAACAACCGCCTTGGCTATGAAAGAATATTTAGAAAAAAACGGAATCAAAGTTGTTGATGCTGAAACAATTCAATATGGAGATAAAGAATTTGCGGTTAAAAAACCTGAAGGTGAAGGTGAAATTATGCCAGTATTGGTAGACTTTGCTCACGGTAAACCTATGTATATTATTCACACAGACCACCATGACACACAAGCAGGTGTTGAAAGTGGAACCGCAACAAGTTTTAGACCATCAAGATCCAACGTTGAAACAATTTCTCAAGTATTATCACCAAAAGATATTTTCACTCAAGAAGATATTGAATTGATTAACATGGTTGACTCTGCGGACTTTGCAAAGTATGATATTACACCAAGTGATGTAATGAATTATTTGTTTAAAATAGATCGAGAAAGAGATGTTAAAGGTAATAAAAGAATGATGGGACTTGTTGCTAATAAATTGTTATTGGCATTCAAAAACAAAAAAGGGTTTTTAAGACAATTAGTGTTAAACTCAAAACCTTCAATTTTGAATATTCTTTTGAATATTAAAGATTGGATGAAAAACAATGGTTATTTAGATATACAACAATTAGAAAAAAATAAAGAAGCTTACATTGAAAGACAAAAAATTTCTCCACAGGTAAAAGTAATTGATGGGATTATTACACAATACACTGGCGGGAAAACTTTTGATATAGGATCTTATGATCGTTATACGCCATTTAAAAACAATCCTGATGCTGACTTTTTACTTCTTGTTTGGCCAATGGGAATGATCCAAGCATCTTGTAATCCATTTAAAAAAGATAGAGCATTGAAAGGTGTTAATTTGGGTGAAGTTAAAGATGAGGTTTTAAAGAAATTTGAATCTGAATTAAAAGAGAAAAAAATTGCCTTATCAACTATCAAATGGATATCTGAGAATAGTAAAGATTTTGGTGCAGGATCTGTTGGATTTACTTTCAAAGACTTTATGGCTCTTTATCCAAATTCATTTAACAAATCAGAAGGATCGGAATCTTACATGAAAATGTTGGAGTCTATTATGTCAAAACCATTTAGTTCATTAACAGACAAACAACGTGAGGTTTTAGATAAAATAACAATTTCAGCTTGGGATCTTATTGATGCTAATAGTGGTGGACACAAATGTATTACTAACATTTCAGGTTTAAGTTATTTAGATAGATCAAAAAGACCACCCGTTAGTAAATACTATAAGAAAAAAGATGATGAAGATGCTGAATACGTTAAATTCATGAAAAGATTAGGTAGAGAGTTTTTTACAACATTAAGAGATAAGATCAAACAATCAAATGACGAAAGATATGAACCTGATTTTGAAGTTGAAATGAACGAATATGGTAGATCATTGAAAAACGCAAGAAGACAAGGACAAGGGACTTATTTTCCAAAGTCGGCAATTAAAGCTAATCCATTAAGGTTCAGACCTGAAAACAGATAATTATGTTGATAAGTGAAGAAATAAAAAAAATTAGATTGATGATGGGATTGTTGAAAGAACAAAAAATCTCATTACCAATTAAAGTTACAGGTAGTTATACCGCACCAAAAGGTGATGCCGATGCATTACATTCATTTGAAAGAAGAAAATCAGATGGATTTGGAGGTAGAATGTCAACCAAAATCAATGAAAAATTAAAAGAAGTTTATGATGCTGGTATTAACCCTGATATTATAGGTTTAAAAATCAAAATTGATTCTACAAGTTATACTGTAAATTGGGAAGCAACAATAGATGAAAGTAAAGATGGTAATGCTTACATGGGAATCTCAACAAGAGGATCTGCAGGTAACACAGCAGATAGAAGAGCTGAAAATCAATTACCAAGATTAGAAAGACAATTAAAAAGGAGTGGTGCTGAAAATATAAAATTAGTTTTAGATTTTAAAAATCCATCTGGGGTCTACATTAGACAATTCTTTGTTAAATATACAATCCCTGAAAAATATCCACCTCATTCAGAAACAGCAGATTACGAAAGAACAGAAGACCCAACGACTATTGATTCTGATTCAGAATTAGCAATTGGTGGTGGAGGAATGGAACTTTCAACATCTTCAAGTGGTAAATATAGTGATTGTAAAACATCATTTAAAAAGTGGTGTAAAGATCCTGGAACATCATATAAAAATCCAAATATGGATGGCATTATTTACCAAGTTCAAGGTTGTATTGGAGCAGTTCAAGATGGTTATTTCGGACCAAAAACAGAAGCGGCGTTAGAAGATAAAATCGGAAAAACTACATTCGAAATTGATGATGTTGAAAAAATCTGTAAAGATTCGGTTGTTAAAGATGAAGAAGTTATTTCAGGTGGTGGTGGATCATCTAACTTTGAAAGAATTACCAAAACTGTTATTGACAAATTTGAAGGTGGATATTGGAATCCATTTTGTAAACATCCAAGTTCAGGAATGGGAAGATCTACAGAAACTATGTTTGGATTAGATCGTTATAATGGAAATATTGAATCTTCACCTGAAGGTCAAGAATTCTTTAAAATTATTGATGACGAAAAGTATGATGCTGGCGCGAAATCTTCAGGATCAGGAGCAAATAAAAGTTGGAGTAATATGAGTAATTTCTGTAGTGAATGGAAATGGTTATATAGAGGTGGTGATAAAGAAGGTAAACTCAAAGATCTGGCAGTAAAAATAATGAAAAGAAATTTTGATAGAAATATTTCTAATTTTGTTAGTGATTCTAAAACTAAACAAAAGATTGAATCTATACCAGGATTAACACTACATATGTCTTATGCCACATGGAATGGACCTGGATTCTTTAAAAAGTTTGCAAAAAGTTTACAAGACGGTGTTTCAAGAGGTCTATCAGATAAAGAATTAATTGAGTTGGCAATTCAAGATAGAAACAAAACAAGATTGTTAAACAAAGACAAAGTTGCAAGTGCAATCAGAAATGCTTAAAAACATTAACGCATATTTTTTAAAATCATTTCTAAAGTATAAATCGAATCACGATCTTGTTTAGTCTTAACGTCTTTGGATTTCAAATAGTTTAAAGACTGAATAATTTCATCTTTTTTACTTTTTGGTTTTGTAATAACATCTTCGACCTCAAAAATTTGATCAAAATGGTTAGAATCAGTAATGGACTCATTGACAATTAAATCTTCATGATCTATTAAACCAAAGTTTAATGGCGTGTTAATATAATTTTCTAATTCAGAAATTAACCTTGAATCATTTCTAAATTGAAAAGGTTTTTTTATCTTTTCTTCAGAATCCAAGTTCCAAAACTTATATAGTAATTTGTGTATTTTATCCATACATCAAAGATACAAAAGTTTTTTTAGATATTTATAAAAAATGAAAAACATTATTCGAAAAATATTAAAAGAAGATGAGGATAACAATCTTGAACAAAGATTTAGAAACTCAATGCAAAAACTCCAATATATTTTTGAAAGTCAAGTTTCTTCTGAGATTGATTCTGTTGAAATAAGTGAAATTGAATTTCATCCAAAATGGCCTGAAATTCAAGCAAAACTTACGGTTAAATCATATTATGAAGATCATGATTTTGGTTCACTTGCTAGACACATCGACCGTTTAGAAGATGAAGTTTATAAAATTCAAAAACCATATACATTCACAGAAAACGGCGGTTTGATTAAAAGAGGTCCTGATAACGATTGGTTTTTGAGCTGTATCCCAATTGGTATGAAATGGCAAGCTGGTGGTGAGGAATCATTTATGTTAATTTTAGATTTTATAGTAAGACAAGATGAATACGACGCATAATGAAAGAGTTGATTAGACATATATTAAAAGAAGAAACCGAAGAGATTGATCAAAAGGTCATGAACTTCTTACTTCGAAGATATGAAATAAAAGAGATTAATATTGGTGACGACATCAACTTCAAAGAACTAAATTTTAAAATTGGAGATGAGTTTTATCGTTTGTCAATGTGGGATAGTAAAAAAAGACAAATACAAAAAATTTTGAATATGTTACAAGAAAATAATGTTATTGAACCTGTTGATAATTTCTCAAATGAGAATGATCCTTACAGACAAAAAATAGTTAGAACAATTAAAAGGTTTTTAGATCAAGTAATGTAATGAAAGATTTGATTAGACATATATTAAAAGAAGAAACGGATGATTCAAAAACTCTTGAAAAAGGAATTGGTCTTGTAATAAAATTAATAAAAGAATCTTATCCATATATTATTGGATGGAAATTAATTAGTGATGGTAAGTTTACAATTGAAATTAATATTATTTGTGATATAGAAAAACTAAAAGAATTTTATAATAGTGAGTTAAAATCCTATTACGAAAAAAACAAAGATGAATTATCTAACAATGATTATCCTTATCCTGTTTCAATATTAAAAATTAAAGATGAAATGACAAGTGATGAAATGTATGAAGATTGGAAAAAATTAAAACAAGAATTTAATGACTTTTATGAAATGCTTCCTGAGCATTTAACGGCCAAAGACTTATTTGATGATATAAAAACATTAGACCCAGATAAATTCACATTCAAATGAGAAATTTAATTAAATTAATATTGGAAAATGAGGTTAAAAGAAAATACGAAAAACCTACACCAAAAATAGAACAACTTGTTTATAGATGGTTAAACGACTATTTTGATGGTGCAAAAATGTATTACGACAAATCGTGGGAAACAAGACATGATTTTGAATGGTGTAATCATGGAAAAGAAATAATGAAATTTATATTATTTTTTGAAGATAATAGTGATGTTTATGACGATAGAAGAAAGACTGAAGAAAGAGATTTTTATTCAGGTTCAATTTATATTCCAAATGATATATTTAAAGATTTGATGTCTGATATTCCTGTAAGAGCCAGTTACCTGAAATATCTTATTGAAGAATGGTTTGACGACACTTATTTAGGTGAAATTCAAAGTAAGATGGGTAGAAATGACATCTATATTTCTCAATTTAATATAGATGATAGAGATGCTCAAACTTGTGTTCCACCCATGACAAAACCTGAAGGCGTGACTGAGGAGGATATGATAGAACTTATTCTTAAAACCACACTTTTTAGAAGAGATGGTATATTGAAACAAGAAGAAGAAAACCCAGGATGGATTGAAAAAACATATTTAGAAAAACTTCGTAACGTTGAATATGATAGATTAAGAGGATTATATTAATGAGAGAACTAATCAGACATATCTTAAAAGAAAATAGACTCCAACAAGAGTTGAAACAAGTTATCAAAAATAGTAATATTTTTGATGCTGCTGACATGGTTGGTGGTGTAGAAAACCTTAAAAGAATATTCAAAGGGGATCCCGAATTTAGTTCTTTATTTGAGAAACTAACAGGAACAATTATTTTTTATTATATAGGATATCTCCAATTTCCTTTAGAATATGAAATAATTGGTAGACGTAGTAATATTCATAACACTAATCACTGGCCTGTAATTAATGTTATTTATGATGAAAACAAACTAACACCCGAAGAGAACGAAGTCTTCAAAGAGATGATTAAGTATCTAGCGGATGAGGCTCAACATAGTGGTTTTGAAAGTAAGTTTGAAGATAGTAGATCATTCAATGTGAATTATTTTACCATTAAAGAAATAAATGGTCAAGATATTGATTCAATAGATTATGGTTATGATTTTAGTAAAGAAGACTTTGATGTTAAAAACATTCACGACAAACTTTATGGTGAATCTGAAAGTTTAAACGAGAGTTCAAACAGAAATGAAAAGGACACACAAAAACTTTTCAAAATAGTAAAAATGATTATGGAAGACCTAATACTTCCTGAATATAATCATCTTATTTGTTCTTATGAAATCACATTAAACGAGGTTTTTAATATACCTGAAGTTACAGTTTTATTTATTGGTGGTTACGGAACAAAACTTTGGCCCATGACACAAGGTATAAGACAAATGTATTTAAATGTTTTAGAGGACATTTCAAAAGAAATTGCAAACTATACAGGAGTAGTAATCGGTGTTCGTGGAGAACAAACACCAAAGTGTGATGATGAAGAAAATATTTATTTAAAAGAAAGTGAATCAAAAGATAAAGAATATAGTCCAGCAGGAAAAGAAGTAATACCAAAAGAAAAAATTTATCACCAATCAAATCCTATGTTTAGAAATAAAATTGAAGAGCAGGGATTGAGAGTTCGTGCTGGTGAATGTTATAAAATATATGTAGGGTATGGTGAGAAATGTATTCCTGCTATATTTGCAACTAACTCATCAAACAAAAGAGCTTGGTTTGATTCAACATATGACGATGATGTGTGGGAAATTGACACAACAAAAATACCAAATGTTAAATGGTTTAAAGATAGACATTTTGATTCAAGGTCAAAACATATTGTAACATTTGAAAATATACCAAGAGACGCAATCAAATTGATTTATGAAGGTTCAGGTAAAGACTCAGGACTGATGGAATCAGAAAGTAAATCAGAAAACAAAAAACTGAACTTAGTAAAAGAAATGATTTATAGTCTTTTTGATGAGGTTGAATTTATTGAAGTTGATACAAATTATCAAGGAAAACCACTTATCAAAGTCTTTCATGATGTGGAAGATACCGCAGCAAACTATGATAATTGGTTTACACATAGAATAATAGATGATATTAAAGAAATGACAGGAGATGGTATTGTTTTAGCTCCGCGGTGGGCTTTAGGTTGGGATTGGAAATATAAGAATCCAGACATTTTTATTGAGGTTCAAAAAATTGACTATGATGATGAAGGAAATATTATAAACGAATCTGACGAATCTAAACAAGAAAGAAAGTTTAATAAATTGATTCAAAATGTAGAAGATTATTTAAACTCCAACGAATATCCAAGTGTTAAAAAATTTACTGTGTATTATGATGACACACACGATGATGTTATTGTTAATATATTCTTTAATGTTCAAGACTCGATTAAATTGGGCGGTGGAATAAACTCTGTTATCAAAAGAGTTGGGAAACAAGTCATGGAAGACCTGGAGGTATTTCCTATGGACTTCAAATATCACATACATTTCGATAGAGATATAAACGAGTCAAAAGAAAAAAAACCAAAGTATTTGAATATAATCAAAGATCTTGTAGAACCAATCAAAGATGAAGATTGTGTTTGTGATATTATAGTTTTGTATGATGAAGAAGATGACATATATCTTATTGAGTTAAATATGGGAACAGAAGAATTAAATGATAAGTTTATTGCTGTTTTTGGTATGAATCATTATGTTAGTAAATTAAGACGCGATATTAAAGAAACAATCAAAGATTATCTTCCAATAGATAATTTTTATGTTGGTTCTTATGCTTCACAAAAGTGTAATAGTAAAAGTTTAAATGAATCTTCCATTAAAGAAAAATCCTTAGTAAAACTAATAGAGAAAGACGGACTATACAACTTTATTGAAATGTCAGGATTAGACTTCAATCAAGTTAGATCGTTAATAAAACAAATAGACAACCCAAAAGAAATATTAAAACGATACATTAGAGAATTTGTTTTAGAGCATAATAGTATTCCTGGTAAAAATAGTGGTTATCTTATTGGTGTGGAAATACCACTTAGTAATACCAAATATGTTAATGATATAATGGTTCAAGACAGTGACCAAATTGGAGTTGAGATATTGGAATTTGATCAAGACGAGTATGGACATACAGAACAAACCGACCAATACCTAACAACTATTAACAACCTAACTAATGAAGAGTTATTATCAATTCTTTCTTGGATGATGGAAACAATTCAAAACGGTTATTGGGATTAGACTAATAATTAAAAAATATTGATATGAAAGAAACAAAGTTATGGTCCAAAGGTTTATTTAAAAATGGTGATGGAATAAAAACACCAAAAATAACCGTAAATAAATCTGAAGAATATTCTGAAGTTATATATCAAGGACCTGAAACAGGTTTTAGTTTAGAAAGTGCGGTCTATAATCCAAATGATACCATTCATCAAATGTCAAATGTGTTCACTTATGAAACCAACAAACATTTAACAGATCTTTATAATTCGGGTGTTTATTTAAAACCAAAGATGGATCAAATTGAATTTGAAAAAAAATCAAAATATTTTAGAATTAAAGTTTATTTTGAAAAGACAGATGAGGTTAATTCTATTTTAAAAATAAATAGAAGAGGTGGTATGGGACATCCTGCAACGTCAGGAAAAAAAGAAATGATTGAAAAATGTTCAGAATATTTAGGATGTGATAAAGTATATACTTACAAGTCGGGAAGTATTACCGAATATTTTATTTGTTATAAAAATTCATCAATCAAAAAACCAAAAACAGAGATTCAAATATTCAAGGTAGGATCTGAAGGTGACATGGTTAAAAAAATTCAAAAAAGTTTGGGATTCGAAGATAAAAACTGTGATGGGAAGTTTGGTTTAAAGACAGAACAAAAAGTGAAAGAATTTCAAAAAAAGAATGAAATGAATCCTGATGGGATTGTTGGACCTCAAACTTTAAAAAAGTTGAATATTATATAATTTTTTCTTATATTTGCTTTTGATATGAAAAAGGATTTATCAAAAGTAATAGAACAATATGTATATAATCATCTTTCACATAGAGATGACATCAAGGTCAATGTGACCAACACACCAAAAAGATATAATGTTCATATAGAAGTTGCATTAAAACCGACCGATGGACTTTACGCAGCAATCAATAAAGGTATCGACAGACAAGATCTTATGAATGGTTTAAGAGACTATCTTAATTTAGATTGGCATAACTGTATGATATCCTATCAAATTATTGATCATTCAGGTTATCAATATTCCACTATGTAAGTATTTATTCTATATGAACCTTAAAGAGCATATAAGAAGGATAATAAAAGAAGAAACTCAAGTTCCTCCTCAAGTTATAAGAAGACACCATCTAATTGATAAGATGTTTGAAAACATGAGAAGTAGATACAAAAGACTTTTTTGTAATTACAGAAATCCTAACATTTTATTAAGTGTTCTTTATGAAAGAACTTTATCGGACTTGTATCATGCTTGGTTTAGTGAAACGGTAAGTGACGATGATTGGGATTTTGCCAGCGAATATATTCAAAAATACCTAATAGATAAGTATGAAAAAGATACCATTGATCTTTGGAATAAACGCTGTAAAAATAAAACTTCACTTAGTGAAGAGGAACTTACAGAGAAATGTTGGAAAGGATATACTCAAAAAGGTATGAAGACAATGTTTGGTAAGAGATATCCTAATTGTGTTAAAAAGAAAAATAAATCATTAAAAGAATACTGGACTCCAAAAGACGAAGATTACTCCAATATAGAAAGTGCGATCAACAAAATTATACCAAAGAGGTTTTCTTGGTTTAAAGAAATAGAAATAAATAGTATTAGTTATTCTGAATTTTCCAACACACTAACAATTTACGGAGAATTAAAAGTAGATGAAGAATGGGGAGCAAAACAGTGGAGAGAATATTATGAATATAAACCTTTTCCTTCAAATAGTGGATGGGAAGAAGAAGATCCTATTAGACTAGGTGATATCATAGGAAAAGGAGAACTTGATGATTTAAATGACGAATTAGAACTTATAGTATCTTCAGTTGGTGGTTACTCAATTATAGATACCATGAGATTAGGACAACTAAAGTTATATTTTATATAATAAAGATAAAAGAACAAATAATTTGATCCTCCACTTGTAAAATTGGGGGATTTTTTTTATCTTAGCGTTGTGAAAGATTTATCCAAATATATAGAGTCGTTGCTCGATGATCATATGCCCGACAAAAAAGTTGAGGTTAAAAAATATAACGATAAGTATTCAATTAAAATCACCATAACTAAGGAGAATTTTAATCCTGAAACACAAGATTCTTACCAATATATTATGTCGTTTACCACCGACTATACAATAAATGACATTATGAAAACTTTTTTTCCTGATAACCAAGTTATGTTCCATACAACTTATATTTTTGTTTAAATGAAAGACTTAACCGAATACATAGAATCTTTGTTTGATGACATTAATTTGCCATTAAAAATTTCTTTACAGGAAGATGGATCATATCTTATTTCTATAACAAAAGATTTAAAAGGTAGTCATGTATTCTATAGTATGGCCATTGAAAACGCAGAACCAAACATTAAATACATAAGAAATCAAATAAAAAGATACTTACCAAATCTTAAAGTCAAATTGTTGGTGGAATATATTAATTACCCAAACATTAATTTAAAACCAATGCTTAAAGAATATAAATACGGAGCATGGAAAATAAATTAGATAAACTTATATTAGACTATTTCAAACTGATCATTCCACATGATTATGATGATTTAAAATTCAGATATAGTGCCAACAAAAAAATATTTTTTATTACTGTGCATTGTAATACAGCACAAAAGGCTCATAAGTTCTTCGGGAGAAAAGGAAGGGATTTAAATATACTAAAACAATTAGAGGAAGATATGTCAAATATGTTCCCATTTGATTTTTATATCACTTGCGAATTTAAAGTTTCTTAGGTATTTATTAGATATGAACCTACAAGAACAAATATCAAGAATACAAGAAATGATGGGGGTTATCAATGAACAAACCACAGGTGACACAAACACCATCATTAAAAATATAATCAATAAACCAGTAACATTGATGGGTGTTGAGCCCATAAAAACTGAAGTTCATAAAGTGGATATATTAAACGATGGGTCTTTAGATATACATTTCAAAAATGGTCAAAACATGAATATATCACAACAAAGGTTCAGATCAATTAATTTAAAAATTCCACTTAAATTTCATTTAAAATAATTTAATCCTCCGTTTGTAAAGATGGGGGATTTTTATTTTCATATATTTATTACTATGAACCTACAAGAACACATAAGAAAGGTAATTAAAGAAACCCTTGAGTCCAAATGGAACGAGGGGAATTATGATTATCAGTATGGTTTTTGTCATTACTTTGCATACGACATCATAGATCGTATTAGAGAACGATTCCCGAACAAAAAGGTAAACTATTATCTTTTATTAGGGGAAGAGATCAACACGGACACCGATGAGGTAGAAAACGATTATTTAATTCACGCATACATTCAGATAGATAATATGTTATTAGATTCCAATGGATTAACAACAAAGGAAAAAGCACAGGAAAGATTGGAAGAGTGGGAACAAAGACAACTAACACTTATCCCTGAAGAATACCAATTAAATGTGTGGGAAGAAGAATCATACGATATACCAAAACACTTCTTCAATAATTCATTCTGTAATACAAAAAGAGTTAAACAAGATATAGATAAATTTTTATCACACCCAATAGTTCAAAGAATTCTTAAGTATAAATAATTATTGTAAGAGTATATGATCAATTCATTCGGTTCATAGTCCTCCACTACGTTACACTCCGTTTCAGAATTCACCTCATAAATTTATCCTACACTCTTACATTCCTATATAGGATATGTCCCACTAATTACCACATATATTAAACAGTAATGTAATCCCCCACCTAAATGAAAGACCCCCATTTATAAGTGACACGAATAAGATAGACATTTAGTGATCTGTTTATTGGTGGTTTCAGAAATGGGGAACAAAGTTCCCCCACTTATTACCACCAACTTAGTAGATCAAAGAGTAATCTTAGATGAGGTGTTCACTACAGATTAATGTTCAGTGACACTCCACTGGCGTGTCGGTCTACGACGCTGAACACAGGGAAATAATGAACAGTTAAGTAGATTATTTACAAGTCTAAATAATGTGTCTATTATTAGGGGGTCGAATGTTAAGTTGGTCACCTAAAGGTTCGTTGAAGTTGTATATAATATACCATTCTAACGTCCTAAAGGACTGTCCACGCTTCTTGTTCTTTAACTATACTTTTTTAGCTGGAAAATATAAGTAGTTAAAAAAGTGGTCCTGTAGGGGTCAAGAGAGGGGATTTTTTCACTCTCAGTATAGCAACAGGACCAATAATGGTGGGGAAAAGTGGTAATGAATTGTGGGAGTTTGTGGTATAAAAGTGGGTGAAGGGATTGTGTTGTGAAGCGAGCAAGACTGACATTTTGACAAAATCAAGAAAATTAACATATTTATTTATTAACAATTCCCTCTTATGATACAACTAATAGACAAATTCGAAACAACTGTAAGTGAAAATAATGGTTCCATAATGGTCAATTATAGATATGACACATTGACACTCGACTCAGAGTCTCGGTCTGTGACAGGATATTGTGAATATAGAATAATGGAAGTGAATAATAGATTTCAACAAAAAGCTTGGTTACTTATCAACACAGACATGGGGGACATTATAGAGTATATTCATTCCAACTCCCCATTAAGTGATGACGATCTAATGACGGTTAATAAGTTAATTAGAGATCACTCACTTTCTAGGGTTCAAGATCTTCATCGGTAACAATATGTTTTTTCAACCATAGTGAAACCTTTGAGTTGGGGAACTTGGAAACCATAACAATGGAAAAGATCATTCCAATAAAAAGGGGGACTAAAAAGATGGAGACAATGATCCCCAAGTAATATAGAATATCAATCATAATAATATAAATATAAGAATAATATTTCACATCACCAAATTAAATATTGGGGGATCAATAATAATATATTAGTGCAGATTGGAGTCTACACTCCAAGAGGTGTTTCTCCCCCAGCCCGATTATGTGATCATCACCTTCAATACAAAGATAGAAATTTATTTTGACATAAACAAATAAACCATTGATCTTTTTTAAAAGAATAGTATATTTATAATAAGAATCTTATTTTCCCCACAGTTGGGAATTAGTTAATCAATGATCCAAGTGACATGTAAAGATTAAGATGAGGTTTAAAACAAATAAGACATACGAACTTCTAACGAGGGGTTCATTAATCTAATCTCTTTCTAATAGGTGGGGAATTTTTTTATGCTTGTATGTTTCTAAACTATAAAGCAGGATGGAGTCTACTCGGTCCCCCTCGTTAATAAAGGTTACAATACAAAGGTAGTGAAAAAAAATGATATGATCAAATAACGGATCACTTAATTGTCAATTAAAGTTATTAACAAACCACTCCCTCCCTTCACTATTGGCATGGGGGGTAATGGTGTAATAGACCCCCTCCCCCCTACCGTATCC